CTGTATTTGCTGTTAATCATATGATTAAACATGCATTGACTTGCACTTTACCAAGACCAAGAGTTGCGTTAGTGGCCCCCACGTTTACTCAAGCTAAAAGAATATCATGGGATTATGTAAAATATTATGCTGGTGTAATACCTGGTGTTACTTTTAACGAGACTGAACTAAGAGCAGACTTTCCAAATGGTGGTAGGATAATGTTACTATCTGGAGAAAATCCAGATGCTTTACGAGGAATCTATTTAGATTTATGTGTGTTTGATGAGTATGGAATGCAGAATCCTAGAGTATGGGGTGAGGTTGTTAGACCCGCACTATCTGATAGAGAGGGGTCGGCAATCTTTTTAGGCACACCTAATGGGCATAATCATTTTTATGAAATCATGCAGCAAGCTAAGAATGAAGTTCAAGAAGGTTCTGATTATTGGTATTGGAAAATTGCAAAGGCCAGCGAAACTAAACTTGTGAAAGAAACGGAGTTAGAGGCCGCAAAGAAACAAATGACAGATGAGCAGTACGAACAAGAGTATGAGTGTTCATTTACAGCTGCTATTATTGGCGCTTACTACGGACGTTTAGTAGGGGAGTTGGAGGAAAATGATCGTGTTACAAGAGTTCCTTATGACCCAGCTTTGCCAGTACATACGGCATGGGATTTAGGAATTAATGATAGTACGGCTATTTGGTTTGCTCAAATATTTAGAGGGGGTGCAGTAAATGTTATCGATTATTATGAAAATACTGGTGTTGGACTTGATCATTATGCAGAAGTCCTTAGACAAAAAGATTACCATTATGGGGATCATCTTGCACCGCATGATATTGAGGTTCGTGAGTTGGGGTCTGGCAAGTCGAGGTTGGAAACGGCATTTAGTCTTGGCTTACGTTTCAAGGTCGTTCCGAAAATGAAGATAGCAGATGGTATCAACGCAGCACGATTGCTAATACCTAAGTGTTATTTTGATAGAGACAACTGTGTTACTGGTATTGAAATGTTAAAACAGTATAGGCAAGAGTGGGATGAGAAGAGAAAAATATTTAGAGATCAGCCAAGGCATGACTTTACATCGCATGCAGCGGATGCTTTTAGATATTTAGCTATTGGCCTTGAAAATAGAACGACTTATAGCAGGCCTCCACAATCTGTAACTGAAAACGCCTATAATCCATTTACGCTATGACAAGCTTTGTAGATTTAATTGATGTATTAATTTTGATGAAGGGGAGTCGATTTCATAAAGATTGGAATGCTGAACTCATACATGAGGGTATATTAGGTCCCATGGCGTATGGTAAATACAAGGTTCTACGCAACACAGAAGGCGATGCAGTTGCTTTTTTTACTTGGGCAATGCCTACAGAAAAAGAGCTTAATGACTATTATAGAAACATGAACTTACCTAACAGTGCTTATAAAAGTGAAGGAAAAGATGTGTGGATTATTGATTTTATTTCTAAAAAAGGTTATACGTTAAAAAGTGTTAGGTTTGTTAAAAAGTATTTTTGTGATAGAAACATAAATATGATAAAATGGTTTAGATTAGAACATATGAGGATTGGTTGGATTAAATCGAAAAGGAATAACAATGGGTAAAATAATAAGGGCTATAAAAAATTTCGCTAATGAGGCCTATGAAGAAGTTATAGAAAAGCCAGGCAAAACAATTATAGAAGAAGTGACGCATACTGTTACTGGTACAGATAAAAATGATTATAGACAACCTAAACAACCAGAAGTGACGGCAGAGGTAACTCCAGAAATAGTGCCAGACGAAGAGCCACTATTGATGACAAAATCTAGAGGCACTAAAAGAACCAAAAGATCTGGCCAGGGTGGAACTCTACTTGAAGGTTATGGTGTTATTCAAAGACCTAAGAGCAAAAAAGCTGTAGTATAGGAGTCAATATGTCGTTCTTAAAGCCAAAAATAACTATACCCCCACCACCAGCAGCGCCAGAACCGCCCGAAGAACCAGATTACGAAAGAGCCGCAGCTATTGCAGGCGAGGCTGAAAAGGGTGAAAGAACAAGAAGAAAAGGTAGAGGGTCTACAATTGTTGCAGGTGGTTTAACTGGCAGCAAGTCAACAGATACAAAAACTTTATTAGGTTGAATATGGAAGACTTTGGTAAGGCGCTTATAAAAAGACTTAAAGATCTAGAAGTACAAAGGGACTACTGGAACACTCATTTTCAAGAGCTTGCCGACTATATGTTGCCAAGAAAATCTGACATAGTAAAAAAAAGAAGTCGCGGTGAAAAGCGAATGGAGAATATTTTTGATGGCACTGCTTTGCAAGCTGTTGATTTACTTTCTGCCAGTCTGCATGGGATGTTAACATCTGGTGCAACTCCTTGGTTTCATTTGGATATGAAAGATGAAGAGTTGGGAAGGGATGATGATGTAAGGGAGTGGCTACAAGCCTCTTCAACAAGCATGATGAAAGCATTTAACCATTCAAACTTTGAAACAGAAGTGCATGAAATGTATGTGGACTTAGTTGTTTTTGGAACTGGTTGTATGTTTGTTGAGATGGACAAAGGTACTTTAAGATTTTCCACAAGACACATATCAGAATTTTTTATTCAAGAAAATCAATTTGGTTTAGTTGACACTGTTTTTAGAAAATATAAATCTCCAGTTAGACAAGTTATTCAAAGGTTTGGGTTTGATAATGTAAGCGACTATTTAAGAAAAACATTTGAAAAAAAGCCAGACGAAGAAGTTGAATTACTTCATGCGGTTTTACCAAGAATAGAAAGAAACATAGAAAAGCAAGATAATTTAAATATGCCTTTTGCTTCCGTGTACATTGATTTAGAAACAGATACCATTCTAAGTCAAGGTGGATTTGAAGAGTTTCCTTATATTGTGCCTAGATTTTTAAAAGCTACTGGTGAAATTATGGGAAGATCACCAGCGATGACAGCATTACCTGACGTGAAAATGTTAAATCTTATGAGTAAGACCATCATCCAAGCAGCACAAAAACAAATAGATCCCCCGCTATTAGTACCGGATGATGGCATCATATTACCAGTTAGAACTCAACCAGGTGGATTAAACTTTTTTAGAACTGGTACAAGAGATATGATACAGCCATTAAATACTGGTGGAAACATACCTATTGGTTTGTCTATGGAAGATCAAAGGCGACAAGCAATAAGAAGTGCATTTTACGTTGATCAACTCTTGTCTGGCGGCTCTCCAAGTATGACTGCAACTGAAGTTGTTCAAAGGCAAGAAGAAAGAATGCGAGTTATAGGACCAGTTCTAGGTAGATTAATGAATGAAATGTTAAGGCCTTTGATAGATAGAGTTTTTGCATTAATGTTAAGAAGTGAAATGCTAACTGTTCCACCTATAAGTTTGCAAGGTTTGGATGTTGATATTGAGTATATATCTCCTTTAGCGAGGGTTCAAAAATCAAGTAGCCTTAATTCTACAATGAAAGCTCTGGAAATTTTAATGCCTCTGGCTCAATCTATACCAGTTGGTGACCATATAGATCCAGATGGATTAGTTCGTCATGTAACGGATTCTTTGGGTGTACCAAAATCAACATTACGTTCATCTACAGAAGTAGCAGAGTTAAGAGAACAAAGAGCGGCTGCTCAACAAGAGCAATTGGAAAGACAGCAAGAGCAAGAGGATGTAAATACCGCAATGCAAGCTGGTCAAGCTGTAAGAATGGTAGGCGCTAATGAGGGAAATTAAAGAGTTAAAAGAAATGTATGGCTTTATTTTTAATTCTGATTCTGGGAAAGAGGTATTAAAAGACTTAGAGGCTCGTTGCAATTATCGTGTATCTAGTTTTGTAAAAGGTGACACTCATGCAACGGCTTATGAGGAGGGTAAACGAGCGGTTTATCTTTATATGTTAAACATGTTAGAAGAGGCAAAACAAAATGAATGAAGCAATGGAACAGGTAATCCAGCCAGAATCTGTAGCTGAAGATACATCAGTGGCAGAAACTCCAGTCATACAAACTCCATCAGAGGTTGTAAGTGGAAGTGGATCTAGAACAGAGTTTCTACACCAACTACCAGAAGAAATAAGAGATCACCCAAGTTTATCAAGCATTAATGATGTTTCAAATTTAGGTCTATCTTTTGTAAACGCACAACGATTAATTGGTGCGGATAAATTACCACTACCTAAAAATCCAACAGAGGATGACCTAAATAACATTTATAATAAGTTAGGTAGGCCAGAAGACCCTCAAGGCTATGGAATAAAGGCAGATGGTCAGTATTTAGATGAGGATGTTGTGAGTTCATTTTCTGATGTTGCCCATAAGCTAGGTTTAAATCTAGACCAAGCAAAAGGTATTTTAAATTATTATACTAGTTCTATTCAACAAACTGACCAATTTAGAAGTGGTGAAAACCAAAAAGCCCTAGAGCTAACAGAGTCAAATTTGAAAGCTGAATGGGGTTCTTCTTATGAAGAAAAACTTGACAGAGCTGTAAGTGTTGCTGAAGAGTTTGCGTCAAAGGATTTATTGAGGATGACTTTAGAGGATGGAACAAAAATAGGGAATCACCCAGAATTTATAAAAGCATTCTCTGGTATTGCAGAATTTAAATCTAAAGTAACAAGTGAAGATACAATACAAGAAAGCGCTGCAAACTCGAGGCTGACATCTAGAGATGCGCAAGCTAAACTTAATTCAATATATTCTGATACAAGTCACGCTTATTGGGATAAAAAGAATCCAGTAGCTAGACAAAAGGCAGTAGAAGAGGTAAAGGATTTAATGGAGATGGTTCATGGAACTGAGTGAAATTAGACTACAATGTCTAACGTTAGCTGTAGAATTTGGATCACAAAGAGATTTAGAGAATCCCAGTGAACTCGCAGATAAATACTACGAGTGGGTTATGGAGGGTAGCTTGGAAACAAGTCCGCCTGGCAATCGGAAAGACGATAGACGCATTGAGTCTATAAATCAAAGAAGTGTCCGAAAGGGTAGCACCTCGAATGTAACCAAAATAAAACTGTAGTTATAAGAAAGGAAATAAAATGTCATTAAACGTAACTACGGCATTTGTCCAACAGTATTCTGCTAATGTACAGATGCTCTCTCAACAAATGGGTTCATTACTGAGAGATGCTGTAAGAGTAGAATCTGTAACTGGAAAAAATGCTTACTTTGATCAGATTGGAAAGGTAACCGCCGTCAAGCGTACATCTCGTCACTCTGACACACCACAAATCGATACTCCTCACGCAAGAAGAAGAGTGTCAATGGATGACTATGAGTTTGCTGATCTAATTGATGATCAAGACAAAGTCAGAATGTTAATCGACCCAACGTCTGCATACGCACAAGCCGCTGCTGCATCAATGGGAAGACAGATGGATGATGTCATCATCACTGCTGCTACCGGCACTGCAAACACAGGTGAGACTGGTTCAACATCTACTTCAATGTTGGCTGGCCATCAAATTGCAAATGGTGGAGCTGATTTGACAGTCGCTAAATTAAGAACTGCTAAAAAGACTCTTGATCTAGCGTCAGTTGATCCATCTATCCAAAGATATATTGCAGTGGGACCAGATCAAGTTGATAGTTTGTTAGGAGATGTTAACGTAACTTCTTCAGACTTCAATACTGTGAAGGCTCTAGTGCAAGGGGAAATTGATACCTTTATGGGTTTCAAATTCATAACAAGCAACAGACTATCTAAAAGTGGCAACATAAGAACTTGTTTCGCATGGGCAGAAGACGGATTAGCCCTAGCAGTTGGGAAAGATGTTATGGCAAGGGTAGACGAGAGAAGTGACAAAGGGTACGCAACTCAAGTTTATTACTGCATGAGCATCGGAGCAACTCGAATGGAAGAAGAAAAAGTTGTTCAGATAGACTGTGATGAAAGTTAAGGGAGATAGCAAATGACTACAAAAAACTCTACACTTGTAGCTAATTATGAAGCTACTCCTCAAGTAGCATCAAATTCTCAAGAGTTGCATGGCGTGATGCGTGTTGCTCAAGGAACAGTTGCTCTAGTAGGCGGAGACAGCACAACAAACGATGTTGTAATGTTAGCGCCACTTCCATCAAATGCATCCATTGTATCTTTAAATATTGCTTCAGATACTTTTGGTGCTTCTGCTGCTTTCAATGTCGGACTACATAACACTGATGGTTCAGCTGCAGATGCGGATGTTTACGCTACTGCTGTTGCCGATGCGGGTGCTATGGCAGATGTCAGAACGGAAGCTGCCAATATAACAACTATTGGTACAAAGATCTGGCAAAATGCAGGTGCAACGTCTGATCCAGGTGGTTTCTACTATGTGTCAGTAACGTTTTCTGCTGATGGTGGAACTGCTGGTGATATGTCTTTTATCATTGAGTATGTTGTAAACTAACGTAAGGGGAGCGAAAGCTCCCTTTATTTTAAAGGAATAGAATATGCCGTCAGTAGTAGATATTTGCAATCAATCCATGGATTTGTTAGGTGCTTCAACTATAATTTCACTTGACGAAAATTCAAAAGAGGCAAGGTTATGTAGCAGAAGATTTGACACAGTAAGAGATGCTGTACTTAGATCTCACCCATGGAACTGCGCTATAGTAAGGCAAGAGTTAGCTGAGGAATCTGTGCCGCCATCTTTTGGTTTTGCCCATCAATTCCTTTTACCTCTAGACCCTTATTGTT